TTCAAGAAAAGGAACAGGCAGAACTAGAACGCCAGAAAGAGCGTGGCGAGTTCGAGCAGGTGCTTAAAAAGACAGTTGAGAAGAAAGAACAAGAGATAATGACCTACAAAGAAAAGCTAGAGCAAACTCTAGTTGATGGTGCATTATTGAACTCAGCTAGTAAGAATGGAGCAGTTAACCCAGAACAAGTTTCAGCACTGTTAAAGAACAAGATTAGACTAGCAGATAGCGGAAGTGTTGAAGTTTTGGACAATGACGGAACACCAATGTATAATGACAAGGGTGAACTACTATCAGTCGATGAACTGGTAGGTACTTTTTTAACTACAAATCCGCACTTTGTAAAAGCTACCACTGGTGGCGTAGGTAGTGCAGGTAACGTAGGTGGCTCTACTCCGAAGCCTCAATCGGTGGCAGAAATGGTTGATAACTGGACTAATGGCGGTAAAGAAGCCTATGCCAAGTATATCAAGCAAAACAAATAATTTAATCTATTGAGGTAATTCAAAATGGCATCAACTACATCTACGAGTCTTAATGACTTATTTGTAAATATCATCGCTCAAGCTCGCTTTACTGCTGAGGAGCAATCTTTATTAGCTGGTCTAGTAACTCGTTACGACATTGGCGATCAAGCTGGTACAACTATTCAAGTACCTAAGTACCCGTCTATCAGTGCTTCTGAATTAACAGAAGGTTCTGACATGTCATCTACAGAAGTTCAGACTAGCTCTGTTTCTGTAAGTGTTGGCGAAGTAGGCGCTCAAGTATTCCTAACTGATATGGCTACTATGGGTTCTGGTAACCCAGCAGTCGAGTTAGGTACTGTACTAGGTAACGCTATCGCTACTAAGATGGACAAAGACATTATTGCTTTATTCGATGGTTTCTCAAACGTTTTAGGCGCAAGCACTCAAGAAGTATCTGTAGCTGATTTATTCAAAGCTTCTGCAATGCTTAAAGCTAACAAGGCTCGTGGTCAAATGTTTGCTGTATTACACCCGTATCAGGCGTATGCACTTAAAGCTAACTTGACTAATACTTTCGCTAATCCTAACGGTGGTGACTTACAGAATGAAGCTATGCGTTCTGGTTATGTTGGTACTATCGCTGGTATTGACGTGTATGAGTCTGCAAACGTAGAGATTGACGGTAACGGTGATGCTAAAGGCGCTATCTTTACTCAAGAAGCTTTATGTTTAGCTATGAAACGTGACTTCCGTATCGAAGAACAACGTGATGCTTCATTGCGTGGGTGGGAGCTTAATGCTACTGCTGTTTACGGTGTTGCTGAGTTAGACGATACATACGGTGTTGAAGCTTACTTTGACGCTGGACTTTAATTAGTCGATTAATCGGGGGTGTAACAGCCCCCTTTTAACTTGAGGTTATAATGGCATATAGCAAAGACTCTGATTTACTGGATTATCAACCAGACATATTAAGTCTAGGTATTGATATATTCGTAGAAGAACACGAAAAGGCTAAGGCTGATATTATTCGTGAGTTACGTGCTAAGTGGTGGAACAAGAAGAATACTGACAAGGATTTAGATCCGACTTTGTTAACCGATAGTCAGTTTAAAGTAGCAAGTATTTATCTTGTGCTATGGAAGTACGCTTTGCCACAGTTGACCAACTGGGTAGAGGGTGACCGCTTCCTAGAAATGATTAAATTCTACAAGTCACGTTACGGTGAAGAAATGGCAGACATTTTAGCCAGTGGTGTAGAATATGACGCTGATGAGGATGGTGTAGTAACCAAGTCAGAAAAAGTGTCAATCGGTGCAGGGCGTTTAACTCGGTGAGAATATCTGTAACAGCTAATACAGTGGACTTAGAGTCACAGCAAAAACAGATAAGCAAAGAGTTAAAGTTAGCACTTAAAAAGGCTGGTCTGAAAGCTATCCAGATGATTAAACAACGGACAGCTAAAGGTCAGGGCGTAGAGGGTGCATTTAAGGCTTATTCAGCCAGTTATGCAAACGACCGTAGAGAAAACGGATACCCAGTCAAGCCAGACTTATTTAGAACTGGTGCGATGTTAGGGTCTATGCAAGCTAGGCAAAAGTCTAACTATGTAGAAATCTACTTTAATGGGCAAGAACAGAATAAGAAAGCCTTTTATAACGATAAAATAAGACCGCTCTTTGATTTAACTAACAAGGAAAAGTCAGAGATACAAAAACTATTTAGGTTTGTCAGATGATTAGAGAATTGATAGCTAGTAATATCGAGAATACGCTAAAGACTATCACAGCTAATGGTAGACCTAAGTATGTTACTCGTGAACCGTTCGACTTTGAAAGGTTATCAAATGCACAATACCCAGCGGTATTAGTTCAGACAGATAGCGAGAGTCGAGCAGATAGCACAATAAATGGTGATAGCAGTAAGCGAGAGGGCATTATTGATTACCGCTTAGTATGCTATATAAAGTCTAGTCAGATAGACACCGCCAGAAACCAACTGGCACAAATCATAGAAGATGCGCTTGATGTTGATAGAAAGCGTGGGGAAAATGCAATTAATACAGAGGTCGTTTCAATAGAAACAGATCAAGGTTCTATTCACCCTATCGGTGGTGTTATAATTACGGTTAGGGTTACATATTCATACACACGAGGAAACTCATAATGGCTACAGTCACAGGTTCAGCAGGTATTTTTAAAGCAGTCACAACAGGTGGCTCAGTCGCTAACGTTGGTGAAGTTCGTTCTTATACTTTTGATGGTTCAGCAGATACTATCGAAGATACGGCTATGGGCGACACAGCACGTACTTATAAAGCTGGTTTAAAGAACTCTACACTTTCTATTGAAGCTTACTTTGATAGCTCAGATACAGCACAAGCTGATTTGGCTAACGGTTCAGAGGTAGACTTTGAATTGCACCCAGAGGGTACAGGAACTGGTACACCAGTATATTCTGGCTCAGGTGTTGTTAATGCTAGTAATATTTCTGGCTCTTTTGATGGAATGGTTGAAGCTTCTTTCACTATTCAAGTATCTGGTGAAGTAACTACAGGTACTAACTAATGAGTTTAGCCAAAGCACTAAGAAAGCGTAGACAAGTTAACGCACGTCAGATTAGTGTGGCACAATGGGCTGATGAAGATGGTCAGCCTTTTGTATTCTATTGCTATCCGATTACGTGTAATGATTTAAAGGTCTTAGAAGCGAAACACAAAGACTTTTTAAATAATACTACGGTATCAGCAATGGTGGACTTAATAGTCTTAAAAGCTACTGATGAAGCTGGCACTAAGCTATTTACTTCCGCAGAAGATAGAGTCGAGTTGATGGGTGAAGAAATTACTATCATATCAGACATAGCGGAACAGATGTTCAGTACCATTGAGTCAGTGGAGCAAGCCGAAAAAAACTAATAAACAGTCAGCGCATGATGAACTTATATGCACTGGCTGAACGGCTCAAAATGACATACGAAGAAGTCGAGCAGATTTCTCTTACTGAATATCATGGTTGGCTTGCTTACTTTAAATTACAACAGGAGCAAGTAAATGCTACCAATGCTAATCAGAATAAAGGCTTTAGACCAAACAGGTAGAGCTTTCAAAAGTGTTACTGCTGGTCTTGCTGGCGTAACTAAATCAATATTCAGTATGCAGACAGCGCTAGGTGTAGTAGCTGGTGCTACTGGGTTTGGTTATCTAGTCAAACAATCCTTTAACGCTACAGACCAATTAGCTAAGACAGCTAGCAAGATTGGTACTACTACAGACGCACTCACTAAATTACATCATACCGCTAACTTATCAGGTGTATCTACTGACACTATGAACATGGCACTACAACGCTTTGTACGTAGAACAGCGGAAGCCAGTAAGGGAACAGGTGAAGCAGTAGGTGCTTTACGTGAACTGGGTATTAATGCAAGCGAGTTACAGCAGTTACCACTAGATGAAAGAATGGCGGTACTAGCGGATCGCTTTGGTCAGGTTAAAGGTCAATCAGACAAGTTAAGACTAGCATTTAAACTATTTGATAGTGAGGGTGCAGGACTTATAAATACTCTAAACGCTGGCTCAGATGGTATGCGTG